CTGAACGACAGCAACACCCTGTTGGGTTACAACGTAGCAAGCTCAACGCTTGTTCCTTCGGACTTGACCAAGGGAACCAGCTCTGGCGTTTGCTCGGCTGTAATCTTCGGAAACTTCAACGATCTGATGATCGGTATGTTCGGCGGTCTCGATGTGCTGGTTGATCCCTACACTGGGTCAGCTACCGGCGCGACTCGAATCGCTATGTACCAGGATATCGATGTTGCAGTTCGACACGCTGAATCGTTTGCCGCGATTCTTGACATCACTACTTGATAGTGAGAGTGGCGCCCTTCGGGGCGCCTTTTCTTCGAGGTTATTATGAAAGTTAAACTTGTAAGCTCAATCGCCTGGAAGGGCGAGCACCAGGAAGCCGGCAGACCGCTCGAGGTGAGCGACGCCGATGGTCACTGGTTGATATCTCGCGGTCGGGCGGTAGCCTGGACCGAGGCGAATGAAGTCGACGCGGACACTCGCGCGGCCAAGCCCAAAGCAACCAGGAAAAAGGCGGCGAAGTAAATGCCGGTCGAGACAGACATCGAGCGCGCGGTATTTTTTGATTCCGACGATTTCGCCGTGTCTGCAACTTATACCCCGGTGGGTGGAAGCGCGACAACGATCTCCGGCATATTCGACGACGCATTCGAGGCCGTAGAGACCGGCGGATTCATCCCGGTCGCATCCAGCTCGCCAATGTTTCAATGCAAAACCAGTGACGTCGCATCGGCGGCGGAAGGTGATGCGCTGACAGTAAACGCGACAAGCTATCTGATCCGGGTCGTCATGGACGACGGGACCGGCGTCACGATGCTTCAACTCGAGAAACAATAATGGCGCACGTTCGCAAGCAAATCCGCGACAATGTGGTGACGGCACTGACCGGGTTGGCGACGACCGGGAGCAATGTGTTCCGCTCCAGGGTTTACCCGATGGAGACCAGCAAGCTCCCCGGCCTGGCGATTTATACCGACTCCGAGGAGATCGCGCCGCAGACAATCAACCCCCCCAGGACCCAACTGCGAACGCTGACGGTCACTGTCGATTGTTATGTCAAGGGGGTCTCGAATTTTGACAACGATCTCGATACAATCAGCGAGGAAGTCGAGGAGGCACTCGCGGCGGATTTAACTCGAGGCGGACTCGCGAAAGATACGCGGGTCTCTAGTTTTCAGGCCGATTTTTCCGGCGAAGGTGAGCAACCTATCGCGACCGGGAAAATCAGCATCGAGGTCGATTATGTGACCGTCGAAAACGCGGTCGGTACTGCCGCATAAAGGAGAGCAAGACATGGCGAAACGAATTCAGGTGTGGCCGCCTAAAGGTGGCGACCCGATAACGGTTTATGAAGTCGATGCGGGTCGGCTCATAATGAACGGCTGGACAACTGAACCGGCCAGCAAACCAAAGGCAAAATCGAAAGATCGAGCCGCAACACCGAAAGCCGAGGAGGCAAACTAAATGGCAACACTAACGGGCAACAGCGGGACCGTTAAAGTCGGAGCCAACGCGATTGCGGAGATCCGATCTTTTAGCGTAGACGAGACAATGGACACCATCGAGTCGACTTCAATGGGCGACACTTATCGCACATTTGAAACATCGCTCAAAAGCTGGAGTGGTTCCGTCGATGTATTTTTCGACGACACTGACACCACCGGCCAGGGCGCGCTCACAGTCGGCAGTCAGGTAACGGTGAATTTCCAGATCGAGGGCGACACTACTGGTGATCACCTGTTGTCTGGGGCGGCTATCGTAACCGGGCGCACGATCAACAGCTCATTCGACGGTCTGGTTGAGGCGTCTTTGTCTCTCCAGGGCGACGGCGCGTTGACTGAAGGCACAGTATCCTAATGGCCGCCAAGGGTGAAAAGTCTCGCGTCATATCGCGCGCGACCGATCATTTCAAGGCAAAGCCATTAAAGCGCATCGAAGTCGAGGAATGGGGTGACGAGGACGGGCCGCTGGTCGCGTACTCGTCGCCCTTTACCTTGCGCGACCAGGGGCGACTCCAGCATTTGACGGAGAAGCAATCCCACGCGGACACCCTGGCCGAATTGTTGATTATGAAATTGGTCGACGAGAACGGCGATAAGATTTTTACAATCGAAGATAAGCGCGCGCTCCGAGAGGATGTTGATGCGACTATCGTCGCCAGAATCGCGAACAAAATCATGTCTACCGATGCTGAGGCGCTCGAGGGAAACTAAGGGAATCGTCCGACAGGCGTTTTCGATTTGTGCTGGCCGAAAAGCTGGGTATGACCGTCGCCCAGCTCGAAGCCGAAATGTCGGTCGAGGAGTTTATCGAATGGTCGATTTTCTTCCAGGTACAATCGGAGGAAGCTGAGAAACAACGCAAAGAGGCGATGAATGGCGGCAAGTCAAATCATAAAGGTCATATTCGAAGGCGTTGATCAGACTTCGAAAGCCGTCAAAAATGTAAAAAAAGGATTGGGCGATACCGAAAAGGCTATCGGCAATCTTCAACGCTCTCTCGGCGGAATGACCGGAGCCCTAGCCGCCGCCGCTGGCGCGGCCGGCTTCGGGCTTATGGCTAAGAATGCGCTCGCGACTGCTGACGCATTAGGCAAAACATCACTAAAGCTCGGCGTCACTGCGAACGAGCTTTTCAAATTCCAGACTCAGGCCGAGCTTGCGGGTATCTCTACTGATACCGCAAACATGGCGCTCCAGCGATTTGTCCGCAGGACAGCGGAAGCCGCCCAGGGGACGGGCGAAGCGAAAAACGCGCTTATTGAGCTGGGCGTCAGCGCCGAAGATATTCAGAAGCTACCGCTCTCGGAGAGGATGAAGGTTCTCGCCGACGCATTCGCTGGCGTTAAAAACCCGGCGGATCGTTTGCGCCTGGCGTTCAAGCTGTTCGACAGCGAAGGCGCCGCGATGGTTAATATGCTCGAGGGCGGAAGCGAATCGCTCGAGGAGACCGAGCGCAGAATGAAGGAGCTGGGGCTCGAGATCGACGACACCGCGATCCCAGCGATGGAGGAATTCAACGACTCGATGGAGCTGATGAAGCGCCAGGTTCAGGTCGCGATGATTCAAGGTCTCGGCGAAGCGACTCCGATATTGCAGGACTTATCTGATAAATTGGCTCCGGTGATTGTTCAGATCACCGAGGGGTTGCTGACCGGCCTGCAATGGATGCTCGACAATCTAGGGACGATTGTTACTGCATTGAAGGCATTCGCGGGGGTCTGGGCGACGCTTAAATTCGCCAGTATTGTCAGCGGTCTTGCTTCCTTAACGGCCGCGCTTGCAGGGTTAGCAGTAGCGGCGGCACCGGCGGCGCTCCCCATTCTTGCTATCGGCGCGGCCATTGCGGCCGTGACCGTGGGCGTTGCGGCATTCACCGGCGACCTGGAAAGGATCGCCGAAAAGTTTGGCTTGCTCGAGAAAAGTACCGAGGGCGCGGAAGGCCAGACCGATGAGTTCGCCGGGGCAATCGAGGATTTACAAGAGATTGTCGTCACCGCCGAAAAGAAAGACCTTCCGGCATTTGCCAAGGAAGTCGACAATATAGCGGACGAAGAAATTGGCGCGACACTTAGGACCAACGAGTTTAGAGTCGCGCTTGAGCAACTGCGCGAGAAAGCACTCAAGCCGAAACAGGACCTTGAGGATTACACCGCGCAGATGGCGATCCTCAAGAATCAATTCGAAACCGGCAAACTAAGCATCGAAGAATACAAGGCGATGGTGAAAGTGCTGGGCAGTGACTTGACCGGCGTCGAAAGCGAAGTCGAAAACATTCGACAAAAAATCAGCAATCTGAACATTGTTCTCGCCGATTCGAAAGAGATATTCGGCGAAAATTCGGACCAGGTTCGCGCCCTTGAAATGGAGCTGGAGTCTCTCGGTGGCGAGCTGGTCGAGGCGATACAGGCGACCTCGACAATGACTGAAAACCAACGGGAGTTACTCGAGGAAGCGACGGCGGTCGAGCGAAAGATTGCCGAGCTTAACCAGGATCTCGCGGACTATGACGCATTGCTGGCAAGCGGAGCCATTTCGGCGGATCAACACGCGCGAGCCGTGAAGGGTGTGCGAGAGGAAATCACCGAGCTTAACGATTCCACGCTGACCGATTTCGAGCGCATGATAAAAGATTCATTCGACGCGACCCCGGTCGGTGAGTTCCTGGCAGAAGTCGAGGCGATCACTGGCGGATCGGGCGCGCTGGGCGGACTAATCGATCAGCTACTCGGAACAGGCGGCGTGAAGCCGGCAATCGATAATTGCTTCGGGACTGGGCCGGTGACGGCGTTCGGCGATGCAGTTAAAGGTTTATTCGGGGGGAGCGGCTCGGCACTGGGAGGATTTGGCGCCGCGCTTGGAAATCTGACCAATGCGCTGGGCGGTTTTTTCTCTGGCGCGCTGAGTAGTTTTTCCAGCTTCAAGGATGCGATCATCCGCACACTCGAGCTGATTGCCGCCGCCGCGATTGCTTCAGTCGGTCTCAACGTTTTGAAAAACCTGATCGCAGGATTGCGCGATGGCGGCATGGTCGAGGGATTTGCTACCGGCGGGAGAGTGAGCGGTCCGGGTGGGCCGACGGCGGATCGCGTCCCGGCTATGCTGTCCGACGGCGAATACGTTATTCGAGCAAGCTCGGTTAGCAAGTTCGGCTCAGCTTTTTTTGATGCAATCAATTCCGGCAGAATGCCCGGCTTCGCATCGGGCGGACTATTTGGCGGCTTTTTTGGGTCGATTGACAACTTCGATTGGTTCGGTCTTTTCAATCAGTATTTCGGAATCGGGTCGTTTGCTGGCGGGGAAGGTCTGGCGGCTGGGATTATGAACACGGTCAAAACCATCCTGACCACCATGGAGAAATTTCAAGAAGCAATCATCCAGGGCGTGATCGATGCGGTGAATGCCGTGACCGAGCAGATATTCAACGGAAACCCCACATTTGAAACAGGCTATGTGACGGACATTATTGACAAGATCCTGGAGGGGGTATTCGGCGATCTGATAGATGTTGCACAAACCGGAGAGCTTGGGACAGACGGCAATATCTTCGACCGAATCCGAGAGGCCATCTTTAAAGGCGGCACATTCCCAAATATCAGCGATGAATTTTCGGAACCATTTTCGCAGAGCATGATCGACGAGCTGATTAAGATGATCACAAATCTCCAGAACATGATTCTGGATTTCAGCTTCGATGATCATGTAAAGACCTTATTCAACAAGGCCGACGCGGTGGCGGGTGGGTCTCTATATGTCCAGGGCCGACAGTTCGGCGGACCGCTCGAGCGCGGCCAGGCGTCGATAGTCGGCGAGGATGGCCCGGAGCTGTTTATCCCTGGTCGAGGCGGGACGGTTTCCCCAATCAATGACCGAGGCGGCAAAGACTTAATCAAGGCCGTGAATGAGGTGCGCGACGAGATTGTCGACCTTCGCAGGCAATTCACCAGAATCGAATCGGGTCGTGCGCTGGCGGGTGGCCGACAGTAATGGTCGCGACAACCCTTGCCGAATTGGTTGCGAATCCATACGCCGCCAAATCCTACCTCGTTATATTGAAGCCATACGATCCCGGCACAACGTCGACGGTCACGGTTTATTTGTCTGATCGCGGCTATGTCTCAGGTCCATCGGAAACGCCGGCAAGCACTTACTTCGAGCCCAGAGTGATCGAGGCGCTCAACTTCGAGCGCGCGATGTTTACGTCATCAAAGCTCGGCGGAGAATCAAAGCCATCATTCGGGGCGATAGAGCTGGCGAACGCCGACGGCGGATTGGACGCATTCGCCGGGTATGCTTGGGACAATCGCGAGGTCGAGGTAAAAATCGGAGAGAAAGGGGCGAATCTTTCTCAGCACTTCACGATATTCAAAGGGCAGTCGAAGTCAGTCGATTTTGATGATCTTACTCTCCGAGTGATCATTCGCGACGGCCAGGATAAATTCACGCGCACATTCCCGCCGAATACCTACGCCGGCACCGGAGGCAACGAGGGCT